ATATAAGAAATCTTGCGAACTTAACAGGTGTCTGGGGAGGATATATAAAAATCTTGCGCGGCGATTCTTCGAAAATAACTTATAAAATAGTTGCCCCTTCCCTTTTTTCTTCGTATATTTAGGTACAATCAAAAAATAGTGTTATGAAACAGTTGAAAAATTTATTTCTTTTATTACTTTCTTTATTCGTTTTTAGTTGTTCTACTCCTGAAATTGAGCCTGATGTATGTTTAAATGGTAATTGCGGTGCTGAATTTTGGGTAGATACTCAAGGTCATCCTGGAACTTACCAAGACGGGCAAGGAGTTTGGCATATAAAACACGCTGGATTGAATTATTTTACTGTAAAAGGTACTGTAAATGAGTTAGATCCTCACTATGTTATCAATGGGATTCCACTGGTAAGTGTAGGTTTTGATTCTAATTTCTTCTATACACCGGGGAATGTAATATGGACTTACCCTGTTTATTCCTACTTAGGGTTATGGTCTAGTAATCAAATGAACACACCTATCCCTGTCGGAACTCAGACTTACACCTTTCCACAGCTTATAGGGCAGACAAATATAATGAACCTAACAGGATATACAATTCAACGCAATCCCAATGTAAATGTGAATCACCCAGCATATAAGACGTATTTCGCTACTTACAGTAAATATACTTACAGACCTCAGCAGTCTATGACGTTTTTTACAGACTTTATAGGTAGAACAGCAACAATCTATATAGAGGTAACTCTAGGAGAAAACAAGAAAACAGTATTAAAAGAGCTAAAAGTAATGTTCGAACTGTAAGAGTTGTTTCCCAAAAAAAAAGTTCATACCTTACCCCTATATGGATTTATAAAGTATAAAGAAGTATTAATAAATTAAAAATAAAAAAATGAGAAACAAAGACTTGTTTACACAGAAATTAGAGAGATTTGAATCCGAAGTAAAGAAAATAGGGTATCATATTCATCGTAACGAGCAATCAGAAGCGTATGAAAAGGTACAGGAATTACTAGAAAAGATAGGGGATCTTAGAACTTTATTAAATACAGAATCTCAAGACTAATGAATCTTTCGGCAGAACAAATAGAAAAGAATTGGGAGAAGCATCTTAAAATTGTAGATACTTTTATAACAGGTGACCGTAGGGATAAGTTAAAAGCTCTTTACCTAGACCTATCCGATGAAATGATTATGGCTCCTGCCTCCGGAAAGACTTTCTACCATAATGCTTTCCCGGGAGGGTATATTGACCACGTTAACCGTGTTGTTCATTGTGCTTTAAAAACGAAAGCACTATGGGAAGAAATGGGTACTTCTATAGACTTTACCGATGAAGAGTTAGTTTTTGCTGCTCTTAATCATGATTTAGGTAAAATAGGTTCTAAAGGAAAACCTAATTATATTCAACAAACAGATAAATGGAGACAAGATAAATTAAATGAAATGTATACTCCTAATAAGGATTTAACCTTCATGCTTATACAAGACCGTTCTTTATTCACCCTGCAGCAATATGGTATAGCTTTAACTGAGAGAGAATTCTTAGCTATTAAATTACATGATGGATTATATGATGATGTAAACAAACCCTACTACATGTCTTTTAGTCCAGATGCTAAATTTAAAACTAATTTAGTGTATATTCTTCATAATGCAGATTTTTTAGCATCTAAAATAGAATACGATAATTGGAAACTCTCAGGAGGTTCTACAGAAAATAAAGCAGAGAAAACTAAAGCAAGTACAGGTAGAACAGTTAATGCTTCAGAAGGGTTAATGAATTTAGTAAAAAATATTTAAACAATGGAAATAGTATTATCAATTTTAGTATTAATTATTCTAGTTCTAACTTATGTGGTTTACAATTTAAACCGTAAAGTAATTAAACAGGAAGATGTGTTAGAGTACCAAGTTGACTATCTAAGAAAAGTTTCGTATCTTATTAGTGAATCAAAAATTTACGTTGAACAATTAGATGAGTCAGGAGCATTTAGATCAGATGATGAGGTAGGAGTTTTCTTTAATTTTATGAAAGAAATACAAGATACAATAAATGATTTCCGTCTCCCAGAAGAGTATGGCAAAACCACCAAATAAAGATAATTACTATTTCACACAAGAAACAGAGGATGCAATCGTAAGATATAACGCATCCTCTGATCCTGTTTTTAGAGATACGGTATTTAAGAAAGAGATATACCACCCACTTTACAAGCTAGCAGAGAATATTATACATACTTTTAAGTTTTATTACTTAGATGTAGATAGTATAGAGGATTTAAAGTTAGATGTAGTTAGTATGCTTGTAGAAGAAAAACTTCATAGATTTGACGCTACCAATGGCGCTAAAGCGTTTTCATACTTTCAAACAATAGTAAAGAGATGGCTTATAAATTATAATAATCGTAATTATAAGAAGTTAAAACAAGTAGGATCTTTTGAAGAAATGGAAGATTCTTACGAAACAGAAGGAGCACCAGATTCTGAAAGACGAATAGCCTTAGCATCTATAGTTAATTTTTTTATAGAAAGCAGTTACGACAGTATGGAGGAGCTTTTTCCTAAAGAACAAGATCAAAGAGTAGCAGACGCTATACTCACCCTATTTAGAACACGTCATGATTTAGAAATTTTTCGAAAGAAAGCTCTCTACATCTACATAAGAGAGATGACTGACTGTGAAACACCTACCCTCACCAAGGTTATATCTAAACTCAAAGAAGAATTTTATAAAATATACAAATCTTACCAAGATGCAGGATTTTCTATTCAATAAGATATAAACAGATATTTATATAATAAATAGACTATGGGATTAGATACAACAATATTCGGGAAAAAGACCGTTTCTGATGTTCTAAAAGAAATTTACGATAATTCTAAGAATAAAGAAAAACAAATCAACGCTCTTATCGGAGAGTTGAAACCTCTTGTTGAGAACATAGGAGATGCAACTTTAGTTGTTCCTATGATAAAAGAGTATTTAGAGGTTGGAGTAAAGAATGATGAACATCTTATTAAAATGGTAGCACTTGTTCAAAGACTAGAAGGTACAGCAAAAGGATCTGAAGCAGACTTCTTCAACCCAGAAGAGCTTGCAAAACTAATGGAACAGAGCGAAGAGCTTGGAAAGCAATTAGATAAAAAAGACGAAGAGTAATGGCAGTTAAGTCGCATTTTACACCCAGTAAAGGTTCTTCAGGAAGCTCTACAGGCGGTTCAGGAGCAGGGAATCAATACGGAAGAGTAGTTAGTACTATTTTATCTGCAAATGACCCTAACTGTAAAGATCCGTCCATGTTAAATGGAGTATACTATAGAGCTGCTAAAATCGCAGGTGATGAAAGTGAGATAGATACTCTACTATTTGCATACCAAGGAAGTGCGACAATAAGAGTTATTCCTATGGAAGGTGAGATGGTTCAAATAGAATCAGCTCCTGGAGCTAATAGCCAAGGAACAGTTGGTGCAACAGTCAAATACTGGACTAAAATAGTAAACGTTTGGAACTCCCCACATCATAATGCCTCTCCAGATACTAAACAAGTAGGGTGGCAAGACAGGTTAATAGGCGGAGCTAAAGAAGAAGCTAATATAAATCCACTACAAGCAGCACCGGGAGATACTTTAATAGAAGGTAGATTAGGACAGTCTATAAGGTTTGGAGGAAATAAAGGAGCAGAATCTACATTAATTGGAGATTCAAATAACGGAAGCCCTCTAATCATTATAAGTAACGGACAAATAGTTACAGATAACGGAATAGATCCTATAGAGGAGAATATAAATGATGATTTTAACTCACTGTATTTTACATCTAAACATGTAATACCTCTTAAATCTATTAATACAAAAAGAGATTCTTACGATGTACCGCCGATAACCTCAGATAAGTATTTAGGTAATCAAGTACTTTTAAACGGAGGAAGACTTTATTTTAATGCAAAAGAAGATAGTGCTTTTATTTCTGCTAAAGAATCCATAGGATTAAATGCAAGAACTTTAAATTTTGATGCAATAGACTATATGTGTGTAGATGCCAAGCAGATATACTTAGGGGTAAAAGCTAGAACAGCAAGAACAAAAGAGCCTGTAATCTTAGGAAGACAGTTAGAAAACTGGATGAATTCTCTATTAGATGCACTAAGCAGTGTAGCATCTGCATTATCATCAGCCGCTGCAGTAAGTGGAGGGCCGGTAACACAGTTAAATGCAGCAGGACCAGAACTACAAGCAGTTGTGAAGTCTTTACGAACTCAAATAAAACAATTTCAATCAAATAAAGTCTTCACAGAGTAATGGCAGATACAAAATTAACACCAGAACAATTACAAGTTCAAGCAACTGCTCTAAAAGAAGTAGCATACGAAAAACTCGCTAAAGCAGAAGAAGGTATAGAGAGAGCTAAGAAATTTGCAGCATCTCAAGGAAGACTTACTAAAGTATCTGCAGCATTAGAGAAAGCACAAGCAGCTCAAGCACAGTTTAACGAAACAAAAGCAAAATTTGAAGCGTACAAAGCTAAAGCAGAAGCTGCAGCTAAGAAAGCAAAAGAGCTTAAAAGAAAACTTGAAGAAACTAAAGCACTATTAAAAGCAGCAGGACCTTCTGCAAAAGGAATTGCAGGAGTAATTGCAGTACAGATAGGGGGAATGAGAGGAAAACTTATTGCTCAAATACAGCAAAGAGTATTAGAGTCACTAAGTAAGTTTGTGAATGAATGTCCAAATGCAAAAGAACTTCAAAAGATTATAAAAATTAAAAATAATCTCTCAAAAAATATAGGAGCTTTTCAAAAAAGAGCACAGAAGTTTAAGAGTACAGCAGGACAATTAGTAAGAATAGCAAGTACAGTTAGAGTAGCTATTACTGTTATTAAAAACATTCCAACCCCGACAGCAATTATACCTCCAGGAAGTCCAGGAGGATTAGGGGTTCCTATGAATATCCTTAATAGATACTCAGATAAGTTAATACAATTAGATAAACTTGTAGAAAAGTATACAAATGAAGGTACAGCAATACTTTCAACAGTAGAAGGGATAATACCGCCTATTGATAATATAAAAAACAGATTAGATTCAATAGATATTGCAATTCAACAATGCAGTACCGATACAGCAACGACTTTAGATTTAGCTAGTATATTAGCAACCGCACAGCCAAAAGATAATACAGGTTCAGAAGGGACACCTATAGATGTACTAACAGGTCAACCTGATCCAAAATACACTTATAGAGGGTATACTTTAGCAGTTGTACAAGATCCTAACTCTCCAAAAGTAGCTCCAAGGAGATTTGCTGTAGCAAAAGATGGAAGGGGGATAGTTGTACTAAAAGGACAGCCATCTTTTAGTTCTTCTACAGATATACTTCTAGAGGAATTGAAATTTAGAATAGATAATCAATTACCATAACATAACTATTTATTAATAT